TCGATGCGCGGGGTTTAAACAGCGTTACAAAACAACCGCGAAATTCAGGAGTGAGCATATTGTCAGACATAATGGACCTTTTAAAAATAGTGAATAAAACCGGTATCCGACCGGGGGCGGCTTTTCAATTCTTTTTGTTCGAGTTGCTTAATTTACGGCAGTTATCCGAGCACGTTTTTGCGCCGCGTCTTTTACCCAACATTTCGGCATTGCAAACTACGCATATCGGGGATGCCTTCGGAGTAAAGCCGAGTGCGTCAGTTATATGGATAATGGCCGTTGTCAGAGTTAAGCGCAGCTGTTCGTCATCCTCAGCAAGGACGAGCAAACGACACAACGCACTAACTGCGAAAGATGCCGCCACCAGCTGCTTTGTTTCACGGTCCATGTTCTTCTCCTATTTAACGGACGCTGCTTTAAATTGTTTCCACGCCGCGACAGCTTCAGCCTCGGACAAACCTAAATGAGACACAATCTCAGCGGTTTTCCAAACGTATTTTCGGCTGCTTAATTTAATAACCGGCGGCATACGTTTTTCACAAAGCCAACGACGAATTGTGTTTTCATGGACCGCGATCCCAAACGCAGCAAGCTCTTTCCGACTTACAAACAAAGGCAACACACATCCCCCTATGCGAAAGCCGCTTTTGCATCGACGCGGATTGCGTCGCGTTTATCTGATTCGTGCACCAACGTGTGGCCAGAACTTTCTTTGATCACTAAACTGCCGATGACGGAGCGCTGATCCTTCGCAAGCAATTTTTCAGCTTCTGCAGGACTCAACATTTTTTGCACCGTTTCAAACAGCGCTTCTTTATCAAAAAATTCCAAAAGCACTTTTGCTGCATCTGCTTCATTGCGCCATTTACGACGCGCCTGTTTCGGCACCAGCTTCCAATTCGGAATGGCATGGCCCTTCTCCGCTTCTGAATAGGCGAACTCGCGGGTGTTGGTGATCCAGCCTTCAAGGATTGGAAGGAAGTCCAGCGTTTCCGCCAACGCAGCAGGGTCGTATGGCAAGCCAGGTGCAAACACGACTTTCGCCACTTGCTGCGCTTTGTTCGCAATCGCGGGACATTTCGGGGCGGCCAAACACCACCGGCAACCCTTTTCAGTCGGGTTCAAATAAACCTGCTGCAGAGTTGAATGCGTTGCAGCCTGGGCGGCTTTCACCCGCTTGACTGCATCCGCTAATTCAGCGTTGAAGTCGATCAGGTCAATCACATCGAATTCGACTTCTCGGATGTAACCGTCTGGATGCGGGCAGCGCGGTTGGACAATACCGACATTCACTTTCCGCGCCGGATACGCCATCGTCAGCAACGCGGCCAAGGCATAAATCTTCAACTGCGTATTGCCCTTAACTTCAACCGGTACACCAGCGCCATATTTCAAATCGCGGACGTACAACACTCGGGTTTCTGGGTTCCAGACAATCGCATCCGCTGTTCCCCAAATATCGTCGCTGACTTTGACGCGAACTTCGATATGCAATGTGTTTTTCGCATCAGTACCGGCGAGATAAAGCACATGGTCAACGTATGTAACAACGTGATCTGCCATTTCCATATCATCGCCACGTTTGCCACCATTCAACAGCTTTTCAGCCAGTTCATGCGCTGCCGTGCCTTCTGCAGCAAATTCACTGGTACGCTGTGGCATACCTTCTGACAAAACCACACTGCCAGGGCATTGCATCCAACGGTCAGCACTTGAGGGGCCAAGTTTCGCGTGGTCACTCATTTGTGCACTCCGCGATGAAGTTGACATACGAACCTTCTGCCAATTCGCTGATACGCTGCGCACCAAATTCCTTCAGCTTTGCAATGCCTTTTGCCATATCATGCCGTTCAGTAAAGCCCTGCAGCGCAGCACGAACGTCATCAATAGTCGGTGTTTTTGCGCCAGATTCTTTTGCCGGTTCTGGCGCGACCGGTGATTCGACTTCTTTTTCTTTCTTGGCTCGCTTCTGTTTGACGGGAGCGTCGGAAGCCGTATCGGTGTTGCTGACACTTGGCGCTTCCGACGTTTTGCTCTCGGTCTGCTCACCACCATTGGAAAGGGAAAGTGGCGCAGACTGCTCGGTGTTACCCGCCACTACCGGCTTGGCGTTTTCGTGATACCAGCTTGAAAGAAGTGTTGATAAGAGTTCGGCTTGATGGGCATTCGTGACATGTAAGGCGATGTGCATTTATTTCTCCGGTTGTGTGCGTTACCGCACTGTGAATTTGATTTTGCGTATTAATTATTACACCGTGTCACGATTATCGCAACAATTTATTTAAAATATTTTTGCTAATTCGTGCGATTTACGACGCAAGACATACATGACCTGCTCATCAACACTACCGGCACACGCGAAGAACCGGACGCGCACGGGTTTTTCTTGACCGATCCTGTGGCAGCGCATCGCGGCTTGTGCGTTATCGCCTGGCACCCAACTGGCTTCGATGAACGCGACTTCGCACGATGCCGTCAATGTAATCGCTGTGCCGGCCGCTTTGACATTACCGATAAACACCCGGCATTTCGGATTGTTCTGGAACTTATCAATATTCGCCTGGCGTTTCTCAGTCGGGGTGCCACCGTACAGCGTTACTGCGCCGTACTTTGAAAAGGCGATCCGGATATTCTCGATCACGTCTTTATGGATGGCGAAAATGACGATCTTCATGCCGGGATTTTCGTCCAGTTCTTCTTTGATGATGTCGCAGAAAACAGGCACTTTCGCCATGCCTAAATACCGGCGCAACGTGATCTGGCTGGTTTCCATGCTTTCCAGCAGTTTGCACACATCAGCCAAATTGGCCTTTGGGTGTTTTCTGATATTGTCGATACCGGCTTTCAACGTCGAATCCGCGTCTTTCAATTGTTGCAGGAAAGCGTCAACGTCCCCACCACATCCGCGAATGTGCTCATAAAAATAAGGGTCCAGTTCGACAGGGCTGCGCTCAATCGTGACATCTTGAAATGTAATAGGGGGCAGGTCTTTCATCACTTCATCCTTTTTTCTTCGCAACATAAAATCACTGAGCCCACCTTTCATGGCGGCGGGGTTTTTCGTGCCGGTGATCTTGAATCCGTAGTCTGTGTCGAACCCGCTACAATACGCGGCAACAAACTCCCAATACGATTTCTCTGTAACGCCAGCGTGGCGCAGATGTGTCCAAATCTCGGATACATCGTTTGGCGCTGGTGTTCCACTGAGCCGCCACAGATACTTTGCTTTGACGCCACCGGCAATATCCGCGCCATACACCGCCTTTGTCCGACCAGACTGCCGATTCTTTAGATAATGACACTCATCCAATATGACGACATCCCACTGGATTGCCCTGATCTGCTTTCTGGCCTTCTTTGAACTGAACAGATCGTAACTGACGATGACAACCCCGAATGTCGGTATCTTTGCTGCGTCGCCAACCACTACGCTGCAATGCCGATCAAACGGACTGAAACGCTCAAACTCGCGGGACCAGTTGATACGGGCATTGGCGGGGCAGACGATCAGGATCAACTTTGCGCCAACATAATCCGCGGCCACCACGCCCTGGCACGACTTGCCGAGCCCCATCTCGTCAGCTAAAAGCGCGTGCGGCTTCAGTGATAAGAACTCTGCGCCGGTCAGCTGATACGGAAATGGGGTTTCAAGATCCATTATTCGTCTGAGCGATGGCGGTCGTCCATTTCAGTACCTGGCTGCCCGAGAATGAACATCAGGCAGCACATAGCGTGCGCGATATGCGGCAGGCCGGACTCAGGGTCAAACGTTTCGCCATCATTGAACGCATGAATGTGGCGCAGGGCTGCAGCGGTCAGTCTGGAATACTGGATGCCTGAGCGCCAGTTGTGCGCAGCGTATTTCTTCGCACCGAACGCCAACACGTTTGCAAGCTGTTCCATCGCACGGCGATCGATCAGATCCATCGGGGGTTTTTCTGCGTCGTATTTCAGGCCGCCGGACTGTTTCCCGGACGGATTGTGGTTCTTCAGCATCCCTCTGATCTGCTCAGGCGACAACGCTGGTGTTGGGCCAAGCGGTTCAAATGGCGATCGGGGCCGCCCTAATGACGCCGCCGAAGGGGATTGTGGCCACCCAACGTGTTCTGCCAATGGTGCTGGCGGATCAGAGATACGGCGACGAAACGGGGTTACATCGTCCATGCTTTCAAGGCCGAACGGTTTGTGATCAGGCTTGTTCAGCGCCGCCGATGGCCATCCGCCGCTGCGCCGCATTTCTTCTATGACGTGCTGCGGTATTTTAGGTGGGTTCTCGCTCATTGCAATTCTCCATATTCGAGCATCATGTCTGCAAAGTAATAGCGCCACATAAAATAGCGCTGCCGGTCAATCTCTGATCCCATCGCAAGGACAGAATCATCGTTAGGTTTGACTTGGAACCACTCAGGAATATCGACTGGCGCATGGCAGGCGAACTGCTCCCGCTTTGACCATCCCAAATTTAAATATTTATTTTGTGCGTCGCCACCCACACCGAGATTCGTTGATATAAGGATCGGGGCAAATGGCGCTGGTGGCCGTCGTTGATCCATCATAAGCCGTCATCTCCGAGTGAAGCGAGAACGGCGATGATGATCAAGATCAGGCCAAGTAATAAAAGGGAACCCATAACTATTCTCCTGGTTGTTTAAGCGCCATATAGCGCAATGAGTGCTGCTTCTGCCCTGCCATCGTGCTTTGCCATCGCCCAATAGTGCGCGTGCTGTGACAACAGCGCGGATGCTTTACTGCGTGAAAGAGATTTGTATGCTGAGTCTGACATCGCAGGTTTGCGCTTTAAATTGAAATACGCTTTCCAGACTTGCGGTGTAACAAACGACAAGGGAATCAGGTTTGAATAGATGATGCCGTGGATAACCCCTGTGTTCAGCCCGAATTGAAAGGACTTCGCTGCAGACTGCTTTCCGATACCCCCCACCTTTTCAATAATGCAGCGGTTGATGTGTGGTTTCAAAGAATCGATCAACATTCCAAGCGCGTACCCGTCAATATCTTTCGCGCCACCAGCGCCACGCGATGCGGCAACGGTTGGGATATCGTGCACGATCAGTTCCCGAGTCTGAGGATCATACAGCGCAATCGCACCACTGATACCGGGATCAATCCCCATAATGTAAGTTGTCATTTTCGGCTGCCCAGGGTTGTAAAGGTACGTTTGATGCCGCCAAGCGTGTATCGCAGTTTCTTGCGTTCCTGAATCAGCGCATCCGCTTTTTGGCAATGGGGGCACAATTCAATATTTGAATCACCGTATCCGGCACTCCGGCTTGCGTACAAATTGCTCAGATGTGTCTTGCCGGTATCGGTGTAAACGTGATGCAGCGTGCACAACGCCAGCGATCCTGAGATGTTTCGTGTGGCAGTCTTAATAGCGGTTTGTGTTTCAACATACCGGCGGCAGGCATTTAATGCTCTTTCCTCATCAGTCATGACGCTGTCCTTGTAATGTCTGGAATGTGTAATACGTCAGCGGCAACCGGTTCATAGTCGATACGCTCAGGCAGCCAATCCATCGGGGTCAGTAACACGCCATGGGTGCGGGCAACGCTGTTGATCTTTTCCACCATCGCTGTTGGGATCAGCCCGTCGCTG